GCAATGGCGGCGGTAACGCGACAGGGCCATCAGCGGTGACCACCAAGGGCACCGGGAATGCCTGCGCCGGGCTGTAGTTGATCGGCAGCGGGAGGATCAGAGTCAGCTCGAGCTCGCCATCTGCCTTGTGCACGTCACCGACGAACCACTCTGAGACGATTGCGCTGGCCGGGAGCGTGTCGCCATCGGCCATCTGGGAGAAATCGAACGTCTCACCATTGAGAGTGAGCACAGCTCCTTTCACGGACACAGCAAGAGTGTCATCACGACGTGAAGGAGAAAGATTGATTTTCATTAGAACCACCTGCCTTTTGCGATCTGGTGAACGGTATAGACCTGAGCGGTGGCCCTTCCAAAAGCCTCAAGCAGGAACGCGATAGGCCAAGAACTTGTAGTGGGTGAGGTGCTTCCCCCGATCCAACCAGTACTATCGCCAGTGGCTGTCAAATACATGCTTATCTTGGGCACAGAAATAAAGGTCGCCGGCATTGTTTGGGGACCCAATACCCCAGTGCTTGGATTGTAATAAACGCCGCTGGGTAGTGACTGCGATATAGTGGTAGAGATCGTGGAAGCCCGCTCGCAGATCATCGTCCCATCCGCCCACTTGGTATAAGTACCGTTCGCGTTGGATCCGGTCTCTATGATCGCTCCAGTCGGCATCCCGCCCGACTGCGATACAGTACCGACCAACTTCACTCCCTGCGCTGGGAAGTCAGCCAGCGCCATCTGGTCGGCAGCGGTGAAATACGCAATCTTGTTGGCCGCTCCCGTCAGGGCCGCAAGCGAATTGATCGAAGCCGAAGCAGCCAGTGTTCCGAACTTATTCACCAACGCCCGCAATTGGTCGGCTGAATCTTTGACGTAGCCTTGCATGGGCGCCAGCGCGTACGTTCCGGCACTTACGGTCGCGCCCTGATAGGCAGGCAGGATAGACAGAACGGTGTCGCTGGCGATGTTGGCGACCTCGTACCAGCGGCCGTCCGGGCCAAGGAAAGCATCGCCCACCCGGGCGTTGGCCACGAAGCCAGTACCGGTGCCAGTCACCGTTGTGGAGTTGAGCGTGCAGCTCACAGAGCCAGATCTGAGCCAGGGCATTCATTTCTCCAGGCATGAAAAAGCCCGCACTTGGCGGGCTGGAGGTATTTATAGGGCTTAAACTACTTTCTTGGCGAACAGCGCTGGCATATAGAACGCAGTTGGATTGCTGGTTGACGTCGTGATAGCGCGAAGCAATCCATTTGGGAAGTCCCACAAACTTGCGACAAATCTGCCGGTGCTATTACCGGCAACCATGTTCATACTGAACGTGTTCAGCAAAAGGAATTCCCCAGCCGGAGGCATAGCCTCGAGCGTTTTATAATAGTTGAAATAGTTCGTGGTGGTCGAATCGTAAACCGTCTTTTCGAAAGCCCAGTTTTGAAATGCCCGAGTGAAAAGTGCAGATGGATTGCCATTGTCATAAATTACGTTACCACTAGCATCAAACAGGCGTAAGCCGTAATCGGCCGACGCGGAAGCCTTGAAGGCAGCCGCGAAGTATTGGCCATTTGGCTGCGCATAGTTCACCGACTGGGTCCTAACGTAAAAGCCGGTCCATGCACCAGGTTTGCCTAGAATTTTGCAGCGCGTCAATGCAGCAACACCCGCAGCGTCAGGCCGCACGAACACCAGAGGCGGCTCTTGAGTAGTGATCACCGCCGGGAACGCAGTGACCGATCCAAGATTCGACTCTTGCGTGGGCGCATATCGCCCAGAGCAGATCACTGCGAGCCTGGCGTATTCGGAGTCCAGGGTGATGATGTTGCTGGCATTCGTAAACTCAAGACCGTAGCCCATCAGGCAAACCTCACGACGATCAGCCGCATGGTTCCCGCAGTCGATTGCCAGGTACCTGCGGGAAAACCCCGGTTGTAGTTGTAGACGCGAACAGTGTCGGCCAGCAGCTCGGTTTCAAACTGCGTGACCGTGTCGGAGAAGTCTCCGTTGGGTATCACGAACGCAATCGCATTGGAGGTCGTCACCCCTGGCACGGAAAAACTCTGCATGGTCTTGGACGCTGACGTCATCGATACGAGCTGCGTAAACACAACCCGCATCGAGAACGAGTTTTCATCCATCTGGAGAACGCCGTCAGGCCCCCAGATTCGCATCCCGTCACTCATACGTTCAGATTCCCGAGCTGTACGCGCTTCACGCCGCCTGAGTCATAGACCTTGATCGCCTGGTTGTTGATCACCAGGCGCCCGCCGCCCGCTACGGAGCCGTTGATTTCGATGGTGCCATCCTTACCAAGGCGCCAGCCCGTCGAGCCTGCGACGTAGTTCGTGGACTGCACGTTGTCCCCAACCTTCAGGAAGCTAATCGACGCATCCTGAAAGAAGGCCGTGTTGAAGTAGTTCACGCCGCCCGAAATGATGTACGGGTAGGACAGGGTTCCGTCCCCATTCGGGCTGGCAAACGCAATCGTGTTGGCCTGAAAGATGATATTGCTCTGCAGCGTGCCGCCGACGTTCTCGATACCAGCGCCGATTCCCGCGACCACATACTGCCCATTAGCGTTGACCTGCAGCTTTACGGCCCACATCGCGCTAGCCTTGTCGTTCAGCCCGGCAACTGCCTGGCTAACCGTCTGAACGGTGGCAGTGGTGTCCGCCATCTTGGCCTGCAGCGTTTCATTAGTGCGGACCAGGGCCTGGTCTTGGGTCGCCCTGACGACCACCTCTTTCGAATATGTAGCCTGGGTATCCCACAGCTTCAGCGCCCCCTGCAGATCGCCCTCCCCTGTATCGTCCCGCGAGGCAGCCCGGAGCGTTTGCACACTGGAGGCCTGCGAGGTGATCACGCCGTCAATCTCGGTAATATCGGCCGTGTTTTGGCTGACCTGCTGCGCCAGCCCTGCCGCCGTCTCCAGCGACTGGCCGATATCGCTCCAGTACTCAAGGTTCGGCGGCGGCGTATTCAAGGGCACTGCCTGGGTGGACGCATAGATACGCCCGGCGGCGATGACCATCAGCCCTTTTTCGTAGGTCACATCCGGGTCGTAACCCTTCAGGCCATCGAGCGAATTGATCTGCTCCTGCAGGCCGTCGATTATCCCGTTCATCTCCTGAGAGAGCTCGGTTTTGCCGACCTTTCCAGCCAGCGCGGCCAGGTACGCAGTGACATCATTCGAGGTCGCCGCCGGCACGTACAGGAACGCGCTCACGCCGTAGGCATTCACCGAGCGGATGAAATAGAAATACTGGGTATAGAACGCCAGCCCATTGTGTGTGAAGGTCAAGCCTTGCCCCAGATAGCCGGCTTCTTCAGCCGTCGCCTGCGGGTTGGTACTGAACCAGTATTCGTAGGTACCGCCGTTTAGGCCGTGTATCACGTTCCTTGGAATTAGGGTGATGGTCTCCAAGCCAGACTGCACAACACACCCTTCCGGAATGGGTGGACCATTCACACTGATGGTGATCGTTGCTTCGCCAGAGCGAGCCATGGGCCCCACGGCCGCCACGCTCATGGTGTAATTGCCCGAGGGCAAGCCGCTGATCTGGATCTGCGTGGATTCAGCCGGCACGGTGAACGACTGTATGGCCGCAGTTGCTTGGCGGACAGTGACGACATAGCTCGTCACGATGCCAGCAGGAGGCGTCCAGGACAGAACCCCTTGAATGACCTCGGCGCTGGTGTCCAGCGTCCACGTCACACCCGTGGGGCTGCCCACACCGCCGGAGGGCAAGCTGATGAAGCCAAGCGGGTTGTAGGGCTCGCCGACTGCATCGCCAAAGATGGCCTGTTCGTACTGCGCCACGGAAACGGTGCATCCTTCCTTTGCCCCCATCGACCAGTTGGTGACGATGAATTCGCCCAGGATATTCAGCGACGGCAAATTGACCCGCACTACCCGCCCAGGCCGGCAGTTGTAACCCGCAAAATTCATCGGAATGCTGATCGCGCCACCCGCCCGCCGCCGGCGCAATTCGATGTTAGCCAGGCGCTGGGCTTGGTAGGGATCGGTCACGTAGGTGTAGCTAAGCGTTTCCGCCGCTTCGCCGCCGTCCTCGACGACCCACTCATCGACCACCACTTCCGGATAATCGGTTTCCGCCCAAGCCTGGGTGGTATCGATGAAGGTGCCGCGCACCGTGTTGATGGCCGCGTCGTTGGTGGTTTCAGTGCCGCCCGTGATCGTGCCGATAACCATGTCTTCGGTGATCTCGAAGTCATACGGGCCATAGTAGGCGCCGGCCTGCAGCATCCAGCGCCCGCCGACACGGGTCAGTTTGCCCGCGCAAGAGGCCTCCAGCTTCGGGATTACCTGAGAGCGCTGCTCATCGGCGCCGATGACGCACGACGTGGTATACCGCTGGCTCACCGAGCCGTCGGCATTGCTCAACGTTTCGTCACAGACGTTGGCAGCACTGGCGAACGTGGAGAAAACAATCTCGTCATCAGGGATGCCGCACCGCGTGCGGAGGTACCAGAGGATATGCAGCGCGGTGTTCTGCGTGTAGCCGGCGTTCCCGTTGCGCGGGTCGTAGATATCGTCGCGCCCTTTCACAACGAAGCGCACGTCCGGAATCCCCGAAGGAAACTTCTCGGCGTTGTAGCGCAGCGACAGGCGCACGTAAGACAGACCACGGCCGATCTGCTCGTCTTTCCAGTCCGGGCAGTTCGCTTTGAGGAACGCATTGACGGTGGTGGGGTTGACCACCAGCTCATAGGTAGCATCGGTGCCGAAGGTGCTGATCGATTCCTCGCCGAGGAAAATGTCTTCCAGCTTGCTGACCGGACCTTCGCTGAGCACGTACACCAGGTGCACCCACTCGCCATTGGCCACACCACCGCTCTGCTCTTGCGCCCACACCAGCACACCACCGGTGCTGACCCGGCCGAGGATAAAGCGGATCGGCGCCTTGGAAGAGCGCACGGTCTGCGCCGACGGCTCGTTGGTGCTGAGCGACGAACTGTTGGTCAGCGCGTCCTGTTGAGACGCCATGTAAAACGCCAGACCGGCGCCGATGGCGGCGCCCACCGGGCCCCCCTGCGCAAATCCAACCACGGCGCCGACGGCGACCTGGGCGATCTTCTTGACCCCACTGCTCACTGTTCGACCCTCCACACCGCCAATGGCGTGCACTGCACGCGGGCCACACCGTCGTCGGTGGTGGACCAGAATTCATCGGCCCAGAACACGGCCACCGCGCGTCCGGTCGGGGCGTCATATAGGGCGATATCGCCGCGCTGGATGAACGCCGGGGCCACCCGGGCAAAGCAGGCATCCCAGGCCGCCTCGAGGCTACCGTGGTTTTTCTTCAGCACCCGCTTGGCGCCTGTTTCGGTCTTGTAGGTGCCGCGGTACTGCGCCGCCGGATCGATGTCGCAGACCGCTACCGCGCAGTCGGCCGCAAACAGGCAGCAGTCAAATTCGCCCCATGAAAAAGGCCGCTCTAAGGCGGCCTTGATGACGTCATGCAGACGCGTGGTCCAATCTTGATTTCTCATAGGGTCACTATTGGTAAGTGAAGGCCGGTGCGTCCTTGGTCGCACCCCAATACAGGGGCCATTCCGCCATCTGGGCGACCGCGTAGAAGAAGCGATCACCTTCATGACGCGCCCGGTGGTTCTCGTCAGTCCACCGCTCGGTACCGGTGCGGTTCCATTCAGCCATGCGGTCAATGATCGGCACGCTGATGCTGTTGCCGTCCTCGCCGTTGCCGCCAAAGGAAAACTGCGCCGCGTCCATGCGCCCGGAAAATAATATGTCCGAGGCGTAGTTGCCGGCCTCGTCGAATACCACGAACAACAACTTGCCCGCCCTACCCCGACACCCGCGAATATTCGTTTCCTTGAGGATGTAGGCATCCAGGCCGGTCAGTTTCAGGTCGACCGACATGGGCGAAGCCGAGTTGTCGCTCTCCTGCGTCTGGCCGATTTCACCGAAGTTGCCCACACCGTCATAGGTGATGCCGTCGATGACCAGTTGCCCGGTACCGGTGTGCGCGAAGACCATGCCATCGGCAAAGTCCAGCTGGCAGGCGTGTACGACCATGAAACGGCCGGTGGCCAGGATATCGACCACCCTCTGACTGAAAGGGAATGCTGCGGGCATCAGAAAGCCTCCCGAAATTGCAGGGTGCAGTTGGACACGATCGGTTGAATCGCCACCTGGTGGGAATCCTCCAGGCGGCGCATCTCCGAATAGGGGTTGCGGTACTCCACGGCGGTGCCCGTCTTGAGCGTGCGGCGGATGCGCTTGTTCAGCGTGACCGTGACCTGGCCCTTGGCGTTCGCGGTAGCGTCCTGCACCACCTCGAACATTTCTCCCTCCACCGTCAGGTAATCGCCCAGGGAAAACACCCTGGCGCTTGGGGTCACGCCGCCGATGATCATCGCGGTAGCCTGGGCAATGCCGGAGACCACCACCGCCGCTCCGATGTCATCCTCGCGGGTACGGGTGATGGCGGGAATGTTCACCGTGCCGAACATGCCGTGCAGGCGCCCGAGCAACGACGTCAGCTGCCGCTCATCTTCGTCAAACAGCACGCCGAAGGTCAGCGTGCACACCCAGTACGCGCCGGGATAACCGACGACCTGCTGGGCATTGGACAACGTCGAGGTAAACGCCCGATTGTTGTAGGTCATGCCCCACGAGGTTTCAGTCGGCTCCAGCGATTCTGGCCACTCAAGCGCCATGGATACTCCTAAAGCCGGTTACCGGCGGTTGATCAATTGTCGGGCTGCCCCGTTGCGCTTCAGGTCGCTGAGCATCATCTGATAGCCCGCGTGACCGCCGTCCTGCGCGGCCTGCTTAACCTCTGCCCTAGAAACGGCATCGGTGTTGCCAGTGAAATAGAAATGCTGGGTGACCCCGGCAGGGACGTTCGAGGCGGTAGAGCGGCCACCCTCGTCGCCGTCGCCCACCATACGCACGCCGAGAGAACCGTCGGCCGCGCGCGTTAGCGGCATGATGGCCTCGGGACCCGCTTCGCCGAACACGCCGGCGCCCTTGGCGAAGGCGAACATCTGCGGGCTGTCATAGACGCCGCCGGAGAAGGAAGACAGGCTGGGCGAGTCGTACACGCCGCCCTTGGCGTTCGCCGTGAGTGGCTGAGAAGAACCCGTCATGGTCCCGGCGCCCAACGCGGCGCTGCCGCCAGTCAAGAAGCTGAAGGCGGTGCCAAGCATCCCGACAGCCGCCTGGCGCAGTTGAATGCGGATCAGGTCCTCGATGATCGAGTCCGCCATGTCCTTGAACGACAACTTCCCGGTCTTGACGTAGTTGAGCAGGCCATCTTCCATGTTGCTGAACGCATCGGTGAATATCGAACGGGTCTGTCCCGCCACGTCGGCCGCCTGATCGGCGTAGTTCTGCCAGGCGCTGGTCGCGCCGTTGGCCCAATCGCTTTGCGCCTGGTCTACCTTCTCCCAGCCCTCGGTCATGACCTGAACCTGCTTGGCGCCGTACTGCTCGGTCAGCGCGATCTGCTGTTCCAGGTCCTGGCGCTGCTTCTCGGTCATGGCGGTGGCCAGATCAGTGCGCAAAGCCAGGATCTTGTCGTTGGTCTGACGCTCCAGATCGAGCCGCGCCTGACTGCGCTCGGCTTCCTTGTCGCCCATGCCCACGGCCGAGGCCATCGAGTCATACGACGCCCGGGCGTTGCTCAACTGTTTTTCAAGGTCGGCCTGATACTGCAGCGCTTGCGACAGGCCTTTGGCGGACTTGACCGCGCTGTCGTACTGATCAGCAAGCCAGGCCGTGCCCTTGCCGTACTCTTCCTGGGTGATCTTGCCCTTGCTGAGCAGCAGGTTCAGCTCCCCAGTTTTCTTCTTGAAATCATCGGACGCGGCGCCGACCGGGTCGTAGGCTTTTTTCAGGTCCTGAAACGCCGTCAGTGACGTTTTCAGCTGTTGCTCCAGCTCGGACGCGGCGGCCTTCTTGGCCTTCTGCGACTCCGATTCCCCTTTGGTCGCGGCCTTGTCAGCCTCTTTCAGGGCGTCGATCGCTTTGGCCCGCTCGCGGATCTTGGCCGCCAGCGCGCTTTCAGGGTCGATCTTCTCCTTGAGAATCAGCGTGTCGGCCTGCTCCAGCGCCGTCTTGTCCTTGAGGGTCTGCAGCTGCTTGTCGAGCTGTTGCAGGTAGGTGTTGCCGGCGTTGATCGACGCCGTGTTATCGGGAGGCTTCGGCCCGTCGCCCTTGGCCGCCATTTCCTTGGCCAGTGCGGCCTGGGTCTTGGTCAGCTTGCTCGCGGCCTGGTCCGCCGTGCTATACGCGCCAGCGCTTTCGCGAATCGAGCGCAGGCTTTCTTCTGGAATATTGAAGCGCTTGGCCAGGTCATCCACGACCGTGGAAAGCTGCTGCCCAGAGGCGCGAGCAGCGTCGAACTCGGCGCCCACGCGTGTGCCGACCGTCGAGCCCAGATTCTGGCGAAGAGTCTTCAGAAAATCGCCGTAAGCCTCATCAGCGGCGTTAACGGCGCGCTCCTGATCCCTGGCCACCTTGACCAACTCAGCGCCCTGCTGGTCCTGAGTGAGCTTGCGAAACTCCTCCCGGATCTCCTCCAGCGGACGCTTCAACGCGTTCAGGCTGCTGGCCACCTGGACGGTGTTGTCGCGCATGGTCAGAAACGCGACACCGGCGCCAATGGCCAGCGCCGCGATACCGGCGGGCCCGCCCAGCAGCGACAGAAGCCCGGTCGAGGCGCCCTTGAGGGAAGCCTGCGCCACAGCGACCTGAGCAGTAGCCGCACGCTCTGCCATCCGGGCCTCGGCCAACTGAATGGACATTTGCGTCTGCACCGCGGTACCACGCGCGGCGATGGCTTCCTTTTCCGCCCGTACGACCGCCGATTGCGCGGCGATCTGGTTGGCCGTGGCCAACTGCGCGGCGCTTGAAGCCTGCGCGATGTTCGCCGATCGTGACTCGAAACTGGCGGCCGTGCTGGCCGCCAGGTTGGAGATATAACCCACGAACGCGGCAGCGACCTTGCCACCGAGGATCGCCACCAGAATGTTCAGGTTGTCGGCCAGAAAACCAATACCCGCGCCCAACCCGTCCATGACGCCGTTCTTCGACATCGCGTTCAGGCGCTGGGTGACGCTCTCGATACCAGGCAACATACCGGCCACCAACTGCCGGGACGCACCAGCGAAAGAGGCCTGCAGTGACTTGATCGACTGGTTGACCTCGACCAGCCGCGCCACCTGGATGTTCGACAGGATATTGCCGGCCGCTTCGGCTTGGTCGCCCAAGTCCTGAAAGCCCTTGCCGTTATTGCGCAGCAGCGGGATCAGCGCGGTTGCCTCGTCCGCCATGGCCTCCATGTAGGTGGTCATCTGCTGCTGGTTCAGGCCGGCCTTTTCCAGCGAGTTGTAATAGAGCTGCAGGGCCTGTGGCCGGACAGGTTGGCAAACATCTGCGCGGTCACACCGACCCGTGGTGCGATCTCCTTGAAGAAATCTGCCATCTCGCCGCCGCCGCGGGAAATGAATTCACCCGCCCGGTCGGTGGTGTCCTTGAAGATATCGGCGAGTTTGTCCTGCTCGACGCCCACCGTCCGCGCCCCGGCCGCCATCCGTTGAAACTCGGTGGTCGAGGTGTTCGACAAGGTCGAGAGGTTGCGCACCTCCTGGGCATATTCAGCGGTCTTGGTGGTGATCGCCACCAGCCCCGCCACAGCAGCCGTCGCCGCCAGTCCCATGCCGGTAAATGCCGAACTGATCGAGCGCTGCAGCACGCTGGCATTGGCGCCGGTTCGGTCAAAGGCCTTGTCCACTTCGCCCAGGCTGCTGTCGATCTGACCCGAAGCTTTGGCGACTGCGGTTTCGCCGCGCGCCAGCTCCTGACGCAGCTGCGCGGTGGTCGCTTCGATGCGGACCAGCATCCCCTGAACATCAGAGCCAGCCATGGGGTTCTCCAGGTGAAAGTAAAACGAAAGGGCCTAACCGCGCCGCGCGGTCAGCGCCATGCGCAGCTTCTCGGCGACCGTCGAGGGTTTGGGGTTTTCTGCGGAGGTCTTGCTGCCAAAGGGGTGGGTCATGCGCGCCCACTCGATCTTGGCGTCCATCGCGAGGAACAATTCGGGGAGAGGCGTTCGCCAGGCAACGTCCGGCGCCCAGCCCAACCAGCCGGTGGCCACCGCGAAGAGGCGGTCCACGTAGCTGCCGTCTTCGACGGCGCTTACACCTCCCCCGCTTGACCGTTTCCCGACGTGTCGCCTCGGGGGTTGTACAGCGCGCCCAGGTAACCGGTCAGTTGGGTGGCGATCCCGGCCACGCCGGCCATCCACACCCGTTCCGGCAGTTCGCGTGCCTGCTTGGCTTCCAGACCGGCGCCGGCGGCGATGATCAGCGCTACACCGTCGACACTCAGCACCCGCAGCGATTCAGCGGCGCCGCGCAGCCCGCCAAAGTGCGCTTCGATCTTGCGCACCGCGGCCAGTGTGATGGTCAGGTCAAACGACTCTTCACCGACCTGCACCGAGGTGGCGCCATGTAGGGTTTTGCTCATGGATCAATTCCTTGCAAAAGGGGGCTCAGGGCCCCGTGGGATCAAGCCGCAGGACCGGCATTGATCTCGATGATGTCGGAGTTGATGCCGATCGTGATGTTGCGGCGCACCACGTTGTCGGCCGCGCCCGGTGCGACGGTGTTGTTCATCACCTTGCCGCGCATGTAGAACGTGGTCGGCAGCACCGCCGGGGTAGCGCTGGGGTCGCCATCGTTTAAGGTGATCTTGATGTTGTAGTCACCTTTGGTGCGGTCCTTGTGCGCCACCTTGATGGCCCTCTGGCCAACGTCGCCATTGTCCAGACCCACGGTCAGGGTCAGGTCGCCGGCATCGGCGGTGCCTTTGTACTTGCGCACCCGGCCATCCTTGAGCGAGGTGAAAGTCACGCTGCTGAAGGTATCGCCAAACTCGCCCAGGTCCTCGATTTCACCGACCTCGACATAGGTGTCTTTCTTGTAATCGGCTTCGGTGTCCGCGCCGGTCTTGCCGCCGAGCGAAAAGCGGCAGCCGGCGGCGGTGTTCAGATTGTCGGCCATGGGGAATCCTCCAAAAGGCACATTGGATATAGCCGCAGGGCGGCCGGTATTGAATCAATGGGTGGTGATGACGCGGACGGAGATCGAGCCCATATAGGTGACGCCGTCGGCATCGCGCTGAGCGTCGGCACGCTCGATGCGCACCGACACCGCACGGCCAACTTCAAGCGGCAGGCGCCGCTCGTCCAGGGCGGCGGTCACCTCGGCGTTGATGCGTTTCACCTCGGCCTGGCCGTGGGCATCCGACCACACTGTCATATAGATCAGACGCTGCTCGCGCTTGCGGCCGGCGATCGGGCTGATGTTGGTCGAAATCTCCCGGTCGATGGAGACGTAAGGCATTGGCGTATCCAGCGGGGCCCCGTCATGGATGGGGCACGAAACCTCTTCGGTCAGACGCGTCACAAGGGCAACCTGCAGGGCAACCGACGGATCAGCCATCGCTCACCCCCTGGCTGGCTTTGCTCAGCGTGCGCGTGACTGCCGCGCGGATATCCATCAGCACCACCTCGCGGTTCACGTCCATGGAAGGCCGCAGCCAAGGGTGTGCAGGCAGAGCCGGGATGTCCGGGTACTTGCCGAAGAAATGCACGCCATCGGCCTTGTTGCTCACCCGACGGTTGCCGCCGCCGCTGCGCTTCTTGCCGCTATAGCCCTTGGTGCCGTACTCGAGGAAGCGCAGGTAGAAAAATCGACGATTGTCCTTCTTGCCCCTGATCCCAATTTCGGCGTCCAGGCCACTCTTGGACACGAAGGCCGTCAACGCTGCCGCCGCCGCGCCCGTGTCCTTGGGTACATTGGCCCGCATCGTCACCAGGATCTTGTTTGCCGCTTCCTGCATGGCCGGGCGCAGCTCGTTGTCCATGTTCTGATGGATATTGCGAAGGGTTCGGCGCAGCTTGAAATCCCCGGACATGCGAGAACGGCGGGCCATGGTCACTCCTTGGCCTTGTCGACCTTCGGCGCCGGAGCGTCCTTGATTTCTTCAACCACGCCGCGGTCGATGAGTGATTGCGCGGTCGTCGCGTCCACGACGAATTCTTCGCCTTCGACACGATCGCCGACAGTGCCGGACAGATTGCCCAGTGCTCGAACTTTCATAGAAATTGCCTCAAGGGTTGGGGACGTTGGAACAAAGCAGGCGAAGCATCGAGCGCTCGTTATCCAGCAGCGCCGCTTCGACCAGGTAAGTAATGCCCTTCTCGACCAGCCGACAGCCAGCGATCAAGTCGGCACGGGGTCTGACGCGGATCTCGGCGGTGACCACGCGGGCCAACTTTTCGGCCACCGCTTCGATGCGGCCAGTGGGCAACGTGATTTCCGCCCACAGTTTGCCAACCTCGACCCATGTCTCTTCATAGCCACCGGTTCTGTTCTTGACCCGCTCGGGCTTGAACAAAGTGGGACGGTGTCGCAGTGGGCCGGCTCTCATCAGAAACGCTTCCTGTACCAGAGCAAACGATCAACCGCCAAAGGCACCTCGGCTGGTGCCCCGCCGATCACCACCGCCTCGCGGTTCGCGTACCAGTGGCCGACCAGCAGCAGAACAGCCTGCTTCACATCCTTGGTCAGAGCCATTTCGGCGGGCAAGACAGGATCGGTCGCCACCAGCACGCGGTCGCAATGCTGCTCGACATGCGCCAAGGCCGCGTCCAAATAGCTCTGGATCAACTGATCCTCTTCAACCCCGTCGACCCGCAAATGCGTTTTGACCAGGTCAAGCTCGATCATCACGACGCCTCTTTCTGGGCTTTCTTCTCAGCGGCAGTCGCCTGCTTGTTTTCCTTCGGCAAAGCGCCATCGGCTTCCTCGACCGCCAGGCCCTTGCCTATCAGGACATGGGCGTATTCCTCGTCGGCCTCTTCGAAGACGACTCCGGCACGAATCCGGTCGCTCTCTGCGCCTAGCTTGGCCGCATTGCCCTCAAAGCCCCACAGGGTGCGAATTTTCATGGTTCACCTCTACGAAAAAAGGGGCCGTCGGCCCCCTGGACTAAGCGGTTTCGATCAATTGGCCGCGAAGCGACCCTTCACGAACGCGTAAGGACGGCGAACCGCCAGACCCAGACGCTCTTCCACCAGCACGACGCGCTGGTTCTTGACGAAGTCGTCGTTGATCCAGCCCACCTTCACGGTGAACACCATGCGGTCATACAGGCGTGCACCCTGGGCGAACGAGCCGACCAGAAATTCACCGCCAGTCGCTTCGGTGTTGCCGGCGGCCGGGGTGCCTTCGTCCATGCTGTCGGAGACAACCACCGGACGGCCCCACAGGATCGGGGTCACCAGGCCTTGCAGGTTGGCAAACAAGTAACGGTTGTCCGCATCCTTGAGCAGCTCGATGTTCATCCAGTCGAGGTCAGTCATGACGACCGCATCGGCCGCGCGCTGGGACTGCTTGCGAACCTGGTAGATCGAACGGCGCACGGTATCGATCGCCGTGTCACCGGTTTGGCTCAGGGCACCGTTGAAGGCGCTAGCCTGGGTCATGATCCCGTTCAGGTTGTTGCCAGCGCCGTCACCTTTGAGGATCTGGCCTTCTTCCTTGAGCTTGAGGTCGTAGCGCAGCAGCTCCTGAATGTAGCTGTACAGCTGAGGGATATCGTCCAGAGCCTCATCGGTCACCGGCATCCATACGGCGATCTTGCGCACGTTGTCGGTCTTCTGCTCGAAGGTCACGTCGCTGGAAGGCTTTGCAGCGCCCTCGGCCACCATCCCTGCACCGCGGGTGTGCAGTTTCTCCAGAAAGTAGCTGTAGCTCTGGCCGGTCACCGGGGTGGTCGGAATCAAGTCACGAATCACCAGGTCCTGCCGTGGCCGGTCCTGAATCACCGGGTCCCACTGGGTGGGCACCAGGCCGGCGCTGGTCAGCTTGGTTTCGGACATGGACGCCATGTCCGACTTGGTGATCTCGATCTCGGCCTGGTTCTGGTTCTTCTGCTGCAGCGACTTGTAAGCATCGTTGCCCTTCACCAGGTCGATGAAGCTTTTCTTCTCGCCGCCCTGACCGCGCAGCTGAATGCCCTTTTCCTCGAGCTTCTGCACCTGCTCGATGACGCGTTCCAGCTCGCCTTTCTGATTCTCGATCTGCGACTTCATTTCCACGGTGATCGTGTTGCCTTTCTGCAACTCATCAGTGACCTGGTCGTACTTTTTCTGCAGGCCCCGGAAGCCGTCTTTCAATTGTTGGTCCAGGGATTCGCGCAGCTCTTTCACTTCGCTCATTGCGATGCTCCAAAATGGTGGGTGAACAGTGTTGAAAGTTGTTTCAGCTCATCCACGATCACCGTGGCCGCTGCGTCACCGTCACGGTGCACAGCGGAATAGCCGAGCGAAGCGACCGCAGCCGCCTCCTTTTGCGAAAGGCCCATACGATCGCGCAGGGCCTTTTCAAAAAGTCTGATATCCGATTTCACGTCGGTGACTTGGGCTTCGGGGTTCATGCCGAACGGGACCAGGGACGCCTCCCACAGCTCGGCCTGCTTGATGATCCGCACGTTGCGGCCCTCGCGCTCTTCGTAGGCCGCAAGCAGCGTTTTGAAGCCGATGGACATACTGTCGAGCGTGCCCTCTTTCATGAGCTCGTACGCATCACGCGCATAGCTCACGGCCAGGTTCACTTTGCCCTTGATGTAGAGGCCATGATCATCCTGGGTGAAGTCCGCCGAGCCGATCAGGCGCGTCAGGTCATGAAACAGCGCCAGCTTCAGGCGCCCGGCGCGGGTGGTTTTCACCTTCGTGAACGCCCCTGGCAGGATGACGTCATCGCCCAGGTCCACGTTGTTGAACACCGCGGCATACCCTTCAAAGTTGCCGGCGTCATCGACAGCCTTGACCTCGAAGGGCACTTCAATTTTTGTCAGCATTGGTCTGCATCTCCCATCGAGTAACCCTGTCGTATTCCTCCCCAACAAGCGGCGCGAGGTTTTCCTTTTCGCGGACTTCGTTGATGGTCATCCACCCCGATCCGCCAGAGCCGCCAAGGGCAGATCCGAAGTAAGTCGCACGGGCAGCGCTATCGGCGCGCAACAGCCCCTCGACGACGAACTCGACGAAGCGCTCGGTGCCGCCGAACAACTTGTCGTTGAGCTCGTCCTCGATTGCGTCAAGGTAAGGTTTCAGGCCAAAGGTGATGAAGCCGCTGGTTTGCTGCTCCAGGTTCGAACCCATGATCGAGGTCTTGCTGGCCCGGTTGGCCAGGTACAGCGGTACGCCCCAGATGCCGGCCAACGCCTCTTCCTGGAACTGCTGGGACTCGATGAACTGGCTGTCTTTCTGGGTCAGCCCCGCCGGCACGATCTCGGGGCCACCCTGCAGCACGGCCATCTTGCCCAGGTCCTCGGTATCGGCCTTGCGCACGTCGGGGAACTTGGCCATCACCTGGGCCTGCTGCTCAGCGGTCAGAAATTCCTTGTAGACGACATACCCACCGGTAAACCCGCCTTTGCGCATGAAGCGAGCCGACCAGTCGTGCGCGGCCTTGGCAAGGCCGATGGTTTCGGCCTGGTTCTCGACAGGCGACATACCGTTGATGCCGTCCGCGCTGAACAGCTTGAAATGCAGGATGTTTTCCGGAGAAACCGGGGCGCGCTCCCCGTCAATGGTGACGTAATAGATCAGCTTGGCATCGAGGGTATCGACCACCACCTGATCAGACGAAACGATCGTGAAGCCAATCGGATCACCACTGCCCGAGCGCTCGATGATGGCGTACGCGTTTCCCCGCAGCGCCATGTTCACCACGACCGCCTTGAAGAAATTCAGCCGCGTCATGAACGGGTTCGGCTTGCGCAGGATACGGCTAGCGCGCTCCTTGTATGGCACCAACTCACGCCTGCCGCCCTTGTCGTCGTAGAGCTTGAGCGGCAACCCGGAAACGGTTTCACTCAGGATTTTCACGCAGGCCCAGACGATGCTGATATTCATGGCCTTGGTCGGGGTGATGCGCACCCCCGACTTCGTCGCCTTGCCGCCGACTGTCATGTCGACTTCGACGTGCTCGCCGGTTTTCGGATCGTCGTAGCCGAACATCCGCCACGTCAGCGGGTTGTACCAAACAGAGGACATATTCAGCCTACAAGTCCGAAGAAACCATTTTCGAGATAGTCATCCATCCCACCTTTACTGGCAGGGTTCAGAGACATGAGGGATACCGCGTTGAAGGTGGCCATCAAGGGGTCGATCTTGGCCGAGCCCGACGCCTGTTTCGTGATCAAGATCGAGTTGCCGCGCGGCTCAACGCGCGCGTTACCGCAGCACCACGCCATCATCGGTTGACCGCCATGGATCAGCCCGCCCTCGGCGAGCTTGCGCTCGGTAGTCTTGATCGCCCCGCCCAGCTTCCAGCCCTGCGATATGCCGATGATCTTGTCCTGCGGCACGCCAGCGGCGACCAGCGCGTCGAGCACCCCGCCGATACCGGCTGGGTCGACGCCGACCTGATCCAGAAGACCGGCCTTCTCGACTCTGGCCGCCAGGTCCGCGACCTCCTCGAGGTCATCGCCGATGACTTCCACCATGGTCAGGTGGCCTTCCTTCGCGAAGTCGTGAAGCCGCGGCGCCTCGCCCTTGCGGCGCTCCAGCACCGAGGGATGCGCGCACGCATGGGTCCAGAGCAGCCACTCGCGCGTTTTCTTGTCGCGGCCGATCGCTGCTAGACCCAGCAAGTCGTCCAGACCGCCGCCGTCAATGCCGATATCGATAACCTCGCAACGCTCGAGCAGATCCTCGAAGGTAAGTCCCGGGCGCTTGGCCTGGACCTCCCAAAATTCGGCGCCGGCCCAGCGGTCGGAGCGCAGCGCCAGGCCGATCTCCACGTTGAGATGCTTGGCCAGAAAGCCCCGGAACGACTCTTCACCGTCGATCTGCGCCTGGGTGAACCCACGCTCGATGAATGGCTCATCGACCGAAAGCCCCAGGTTGGGGTTGGTGATATAGGCGTTGGAGACTTCACGATGCGCGCCGGCATCCAGCATGTGCTTGGGGTACTCGTAGAGCACCGGCAAGAACGATTTATCGACGATGCCGCCATCACGCACCTGACGCGCATAGAGCAGCTTCTGCCGAAACACTCCCGCAGGCGGCGCATCAGACTGAGTGGTCGCCCAGATGATGAAACCCTCGGGACGCGATGCCAGGCCGCCGGTGGCTTCCCGCAACATGGCCTCGGCGTTGGCCCGCTTGCCGAACACCCAAAGTTCGTCGATGAACACGCCAATGGCTTTTTTGCCTGAGACCGTTTCGCTGTCCGCCGCGACGACCTTCAGCGTTGCGCCCGTCTCGTGATGAGTAACCGTGCGCAGGTGATCCTGCACCTTCAATAAGGCCGACAGCTCTTCATCCGCCTTGACCATGTCCCGGATCGGGATATAGGAGTTGTCGGCAATTTCCTTGGTCGGGGCCAGGATGATGAACTCGCCCGAGGTCCGCCAGTTCAGCACCAGCGTCGTCAGCATGATCCCGGCGGCGATCGTCGATTTGCCGTTCTTCTTGCTGATCAGCAGCATGAATTCGCTGATCATTCGGCGACCGCTGTAGGGGTCATATGCGCCGAAGATCGCGGCCACGAACTCGTTCACCCAAGGCCGGACCGTTTCACACATCAGCGGGCTGCCGGTGGCGTCGACCATCCTAAGATTGCCGAACACCTCCAGCGCCTCTTCGGCCTGGTCAGGAAACAAGGGTTTGAACGGGATCAGGCTCTGCCGCACGACGATGCGCTTTTCCCAGTCGGTGCAGGCGGTTGACCACTCCATCATTTCACCACCGACAGCGGCCCTTTACGCACACCGAACTTGCCTTGAGCCGCACCGGCCGCTTTGTCCTTGGCTTGTTCCTTCTTGCCGCTCTCCCCCTTGCGCGGATGAATGAACGGCATCAACGCCTTGGCGGCATCCACCCGCAGTTTTGCGTCCGACTCGAAGTCGTTCATCACCGCCAGCAGGAAGTCTTTTGGGTCGCGATGCGTCAGCGCCCTGGTCAAATCGAAGGTGTCCGGCTCGCTGTTTTCGACTGGCTCATTGGACCCTTCTGGGGGCTCAGGAGCTTTAACACCTTTAACAGTTTTAACATCTGCTTTAACAGGATGCAGGGCGTTCAATTTGTGCAGCTCGTTGATCACGTCACGATCTTTCGCCAGCCGTGAACCTGCCGCAGAGGCAGTCTTTTCAGGGCATCCAGCGGCAATGGCTGCATCTTTATTGGACGCACCTTCCCTCACCGCGGCGATGAACGCGCGTTTCTTGGGTGTTAAAGCCATTAACAAAAAATCCTGAGCGGAAAAAAATCTGTACGTGCGGTCGAGTGCGGTCTAGCTGTCGGGAAAACCCATTTTTTTGACCCCCCCCCTCCCCGCAGCCATTTCTCGCACCAAAACGGTGCAAAAAAGTCACAAGTCGCGGTTTCGAGCCTCTTCTCGCTGCTTCACCCCGTCATGGCAGGGCTTGCATAGGGACTGCCAGTTCGAGCGGTCCCAGAACAGGCTCTGATCACCGTTGTGGGCCACCTTGTGGTCAACGACCGAGGCAGCCACCACAAGGCCAGCCCGATCGCAGTAGACACACAGCGGATGGGCAGCCAGGTGAACCAGTCGAGCCTTCTGCCATGCGTAGTTGTAACCACGTTGATTGGCTGTGGTCTTGCCTGCACGCCAGGTAGCAGACGGCGCAGTGGAGACCCTTTCGCCTTGGATAGCGACACGATTGCCTAATGTTTTGAGACGCGCCATTTCCAACCCTTTTTTTCGAGCTTCCAGCAAATCCCCATCAACCTGGCGGAACCGCAATTGGTTGGGAACAGCAGCGCATCCTGATACTCATACGTTGAGGAAAACCAACTGCATCGCTTTTATGCTCACTCTCAGATCTGCTGAGGAGTTCCGTGATGTATATGCAAGAAGAAGACATGAACTTTTACGAACTGCATTACGTATTGAACGGTGTCAAAAAAGCGTTGGTGGTAGAAAAGGTGACCATGACTGAGCTGCATGCTTGGCTCTGTGTCCTATTAATCGTACGGGGTGAAACCGCTGGCAGTCCTAACGAACTGAAGAAGCCATTGCGTCAAGCTGCGGATGACGCGTCAGCGCTCGGTATCTTCCAGGTCCGGTGGAATAAGACTGTCCTTGGGAGTGGCCATAGACCAGAGATAAAATTTTCTGTTGATTGGGATGCGGATGCGTTAACCATGAGCACCGGGAATATTTCTTTGGACAAGTATCGCAACAACTTGCCATAGGCTCCCCAATGATATTGCCGGTGTGCCTTGTAGCTACTTGCTCTGGCTGCGCTTGATCTGCGCATCCACCTGATCGGCGCAGGTATCGAGCAGGTTGATAGCCCGATCCTTCAAAGCCCACAAATCCCCGTTCAGGGCCAGGTCGTCGTCGCTTTCACTGACCCGTTCGCACGGGACCATTTCCGGCGCCTCCAGCCTTACCGCTGTCGTCTTTACCAGCACCGGTTGCGGGCTTGCCGCGCAGGACGTCAGGCAGAGGCTGAGCAGCCCAATCACGAACAGGCTTGCTGGTGCGCTTGAGCTCTTCAAAGTCTTTCCTCGCTTGCTTGGCCTTGTCTTGGCTGGCCTTCAGGCGCTTGTTCAGGTCAGCGGTGTAGTCGGCATTGCGCTTGGCCTCAGCACGCAAAGTAGTGATCGTGGCCTCGCTTTCCTTATTGGCATCTACAGCATCCTTGGTGGCCTTGGCCTGGATCGTTAGGTCACCCTGCAGCGCGATAACGCGGTACTGCTGAATACCCACCAGCAGGACACCGACCAGGCCGATGATCGCAGCGATGGCTAGTGCTCGAAGGGCCGTCATATTGAATCCACCTTGCGACCAAGGAAACGTGTCACCAGCTCGCGAATGGCAGCTACGCCCAGGAAGCCGATAGTGCCGCCGGCCGCGACCGATAGGCTGGAAGGCCAAGCCATCCATTCAATGATGCTGGACGCCACCAGGCTCAGCGCACCGCAGATCAGCGACTCGAAGAGAACACGGCGTTTGCTGGTTTCCTTAGCATCGTACAGGACGCGCAGGAGGGAGACGACGGCGGCCATGATTGCGCCCTGCCATAGTGGGTTTGAAAGGGCCAGCCAGACCTGAGCCCAGAAGTCAGGATTTTTCTCAGGCATGGAATTCATCCGGCTATCTCCCTTCCGGGATATGAAAACGAAAAGGCTCACCGACAGGCGGAGACTTTGATATGCAAAATAAGAAGTGCTTTAGATGCTACGCAAATCCGTTACCGCAAAATTGGAAGCTACACTCCAACTTTTCAGGCGCACAACTTAAAAGCACACAATAGTTATGCACGCAAGCATATAGCCGTTTATCGCACTGCGGTTGAACAGTTGAATTTAGCTGCAAAAATCAATCTACACTGGGGTGTCGCCACTGAGCGAGCCGTCATCCTCCCTACACATTAACCCTCTCACGACTTTCGTGAATTCAGGTGCCTGGCAACAGCACCAGGGGTAGATTGGAGACCGTTTATGATTAAAAAGGAAGTTGAACGTAACGAACCTGAAGCCTGGGAAAACCCCACTGATCGCTATGATCATTTGATGATGGAAGCGGCAAGGTTAGACGAGTTGGCCTATCGAGCATTATCGAGTGATGGAGATTTTGGTGGCGACTGGGAAGATTTCTCTTCAATCAAAAGAGCAGCGGTGAGTAAGCGCGAGCAAGCAAAGCGAGAACGCGATCGCGCAGATAGACTCCATCGCGCATCAAAATCGGAAAATGAATAGCCGATCCTCGCTTTTGCAGGACGCCAACCAATGTCCACTAATAAGCCCAGCTCGATGGCTGGGCTTATCATTGCTAACGAGATCCGAGTGGTTGATCCGGCTTGAGATCCCCGGTATCACTGTCGGGAATCTCCTCCTCAACCTCATCCTCGTCATCCGGGTCCAGCGGAATTTCTCCCTCTTTACCAGGAATATCACTTGCTTCTTGACCACTACTACGAGCCAAATCTGATTTACGGCGGCTCAGCGATTCAGGTGGTGTAGGCGAGAGATCATTTTCCTCTGCCCCACCGGGCATCATCAATTTGCCTTCCATCATTGCCTCCTACGCTCGAGAAATAGCGAGCGTATAGTTGAGAGGTGCGGCGAAATTTGACGGTTCTGAGAGGTAGCCGAACGGTATAGCCTCTGGTCGGATGCACAACTGGGGGTGTTTCGAACCTTTAACTTCATCAGCCCAACGAGCAACCAGGCCGCTCAACCCGACAATTACGAAAAAAGCCCAACGGTTTAGGCTGGGCTTCTCTGCCATGTACCGCTGAAAAGCTAAACACCGTGCCATGAAAACAGGTGTTTATCCGCGCGGAAAGCGATTTTTGAACCTAAACGTCGGCCGGCTGCAAACGAGGAAGGTAAAGATCAAAGGTGGTGCCTTCGCCGAGCACGCTACGGACCTCAATCTGCCCATTAAGCTCGACGACAAACCCGTTGACCATGGCTAGTCCCAGGCCGGTTCCAGTCGCATCTTTGGTAGTAAAGAAGGGGGTAAAGATCCTATCCACGACGGATGGAGGAATACCCTGACCATCATCAGAAAAAGAGATCCGAACGTATTCCCCTGGCGCGAATGATGACGCTCCGCGGCCAAACCATTCAGTCAGCACGAGATTGGCTCCGCTGATGACGATCTCACCACCGTGGGGCATCGCATCCTTTGCATTCAGAACAAGATTCAAAATTACGCTTTCGAACTGCTCCGAGTTGGCCTCAAAAGTCCAAAGATCTTGTGGGACCTTGAAAGTCTGATTGATGTTTGCCCCTACGTAGGAACTCATCAGTCGACGAACTCGGTTTAGTGAGGCGTCCAATTTGATGACAGACCGAATCCGAGGGCGATTCCGAGCGAATGCCATCAAATCCTGAGCCAACCCTGTCGCCCTCTCCAGAGCATCTACGGCTATCCCATACCTCGTCTGAAGCTTTTCTGAGGTGGCGGCTTCGACTTCTCGCCGCATGAGTCCAAGCACAGCAGTCAAAGCCGCCAAGTGATTATTGAAGTCATGCGCCAAACCGCTGGTGAGCTGTCCGACTATTTCCATCTTCCTAGCCTGTCGCAGCGCGTCCTCCAAGTCGCCACGTTCTAAATCAAGCTGAATCTTCTGACTCATATCCTGAACGCTATTCACGAAGCCGAGCATCCGACCGTCTTCGTCAAAAAGAGGTACGACGTTAGCAAGCACCGGCACCCTGGATCCATCCTGCCGCTCGACGATGACGGGCATATCGACTATGCCTTTCCCATCGACAAGGACCTGGGCAAGCGGGGTCTCATCGTGGGGTACGTGCACGCCATCTGGCGTCAGAAGCTTATGAGCGCCGCAGAACTTCTTTTGATGGGTTTCAAGCCTTGGCGCCTCCCCCCATATTTCCGCAGCTTTGGAGTTAAACGCGACGACCTTCCCCTCCGAATCGCAGAGATAAACCCCTACTGCTAGGTGCTCAATCAGGCTCAGATTCATTCGCTGCGCTAGCCCACAGTTGGACACCGAAGAGAACGAACCGCGAATTTTTGGGCTCTGCACGACCAGCGTCCTCTTCGATAGTTCAAATTTTGCCTACTATCCTCCTGTTACGACAATCCGTCGATATGGCCTGCGTTTTTCTGAGCAAAACACACAGCTAACTGGCTGCGCGCAGATCCTCAAGCGAACAATCAACCCACGCCACTCCAGTCCGAATGAGCTCTCGCGCCTTGGCCTCGCTCATGCCGAACTCGCGGCTGATTCTTAGCGCAGGCCATTTAGCTCCGAAGTAAAACCATATGAAATCGCCCATCTGCTGGTTACGCCGGATCAGCCTGGAGACCGCGCCATCGACCGCGAGCGCAAGATCATCCGTGATGACATACTCCGTCTTCCCTCCTTCGGATGGCGTATTCTCGCGAATGAGCGCGTGCAGTTGAGAAACGTAGCGCGGCACCCCCATCCCATCCATCCGCCACCAGCCCCACTGCTCGAGCAGGTATTCAGTGTCGCCCAGAGGCTTGTCGGTGTAAGTACGCTTTTTCATGCAGCCCTCCGGGGCGGTGTTGGATCACTCAGGCCGAACAGGTCGCGAAGCAACCGGTCAGCGGCGACATTCTTGGCGTTGCCTTCGATCAGCCAGCGCTGGCCGTAGTCGTGGAAGCCGATCTGCAACCGGCTGGAGTGCCAGCTGGCGACGATGGTCAGCAGCGTGGCGAGCGCTACCGGGCCGCCCATCTTGGTCTTGGCCAGCTCCACGCCGGCGATCTGCAGAAACTTGCACTCGACGTCGCTCATGCTTTTGCGTGGCGGTGCCACGGATGCGTTACTCATGGTGCTTTCTCCCCTTGGCGCGATCGGCGAACTTGACCGGGCGACCCATCTCCACTTCTTCATCACTTGGAAGCGTCCCTTCGAAGGGCACGAACCTCACGTATTGACCCTGCTGCTGGACCACGCACGAGCCGACCTTGGCATGACGGCACTTGCCCACGATCAGCTCCGTGACGCCGTTCTGGCCCTGCTCGGTGTCGTTGTCGCGGTGCACCAGGATCACGACATCGGCATCAGCCTCGATCTGGCCTGAGTCGCGCAGGTCGCTGGGCTTGGGCCGCTTGTCCACCCGATTAGTCGAGCCGCGGTTGAGCTGCGCCAGCACAATCACCGGCACCTCCAATTCCTTCGCGAGGTTTTTCAGGCTGGTTGAGATCTTGCCGAGCTCGAGCGTCCGGTTCTGGCCGCCACCCTCGGCGCCGATAAGGCCGATGTAGTCCACCACCACGATGCTCAGCCCCTCGGCGCGCTGAACCTGCCGAGCTACGGACCGGATGCGCGCCACGCTCATACCGGCCTGGTCGCTGACGAACATCTTGGCGCCGTTGAGCGTGCTGACCGCGCTGGTGATGCGGGGCCAGTCGTCGTCCTGCAGGCTGTGCCCTTCGTCCAGGCGTGTCAGGCTAATGCCGCCCATCGAGGCGATACCGCGTGTCACTAGCTCCTGGCGGGTCATCTCCATACTGACGATGTAGGCGCTGCCGCCTTCCCGGCACGCCACGTGCTGTGCGATCTGCACGCCCAGTGTGGTCTTGCCAGATCCCGGAAGGCCGGCCACCACCACCATGTTGGTCTTGCGCAATCCGCAGATCAGTTCGTCGAGCTTGGCCAAGCCCGTGGACAGGCCGGGCACCGAAGTGCGGTTGTACTTGCTGTCGACCGTGTCCACGACCTCGGGCAGCACCTCGCTGTATCGGTAGTAGTCTTTCTGGTCTGGTGCGCCCAGGTCGCGCAAGTCCGCGGTGGCCTGCTGGGCCAGGGCGATGATCTCCGCCACCGGCCGATCCTCACTTGCGCTGTTACGGATGATCTCCGCCACGTCCACCACCTTGCGCAGCGCCGACCGCTCCAGCACCACCCGCAGATACGCCGACCAGTTGGCGGTGCTGGGGGTGTTGTGCGCAATGTGGCCGGCGTAGGCGATTGTGCTATCGCCGCTGGGCAGCAAGGGGTTCTCCACACCCACCGTGACCGGATCAATCGGCAAACCGGCGGCGCGGGTGTCGATGATTGCCTTGTAAAGCGCCGCGTTCTCCAGATCGCTGAAGTCACTGGTGGTCAGCCTGCTTGTGATCTGATCGAACAGCGACTCGTCGAGCATCAGCGAGCCGAGCACGCCATATTCAGCCTCGGTATTGAACAGTTCGCGACTCATGCTGCACCCCGCGCCGATGCCCAGCCGAACACCTCAACCAGCCCACCACGGTCGCGCAGCCGGTCGACGGCCCGGTCACCCAGGCACTCGCGCAGCTGGGGAACAGACAGGTTCGAAACCACGATGGTTGGCTTGGCCTGCTCATAGCGGCCGTTGATCACCTCGAATAGCACCTGGCGTTCGAAGTCCGTGCCGTTCTGCAGGCCAACCTCATCGATCACCAAAAGGTGCGGGGCGATCATGTCCGCATAAACCTGGGCCTCAGTTTTGCTGTGGGAGCCAAACGTGGACTTCACGGAACGAATAACCCCGCCGGCCGTGGTGTACAGCCCCGCCATCCCCTGGGAGCCGAAGTAACGAATCGCCTGCTGGAGCATTGCCGTGGCCAGGTGGGTTTTGCCGGTGCCGACCTTGCCCAGCAGCATCACGCAGCGGCCGACTTCGAAGTTTTCCGCGAAGGCCTCCACAAACCCGCAGGCGACATTCCAGACGCGAGCCTTGCCGGTGTCACTCCCGGCCACCCAGTTGTCGAGCGTGGATTGCTGGAAGCGCAACGGGATACCACTGTCGAGCAACTGCTCGTTGAGCTGGCGCTGGGTGTGTTCCAGGGTACCGCCGGCGCGGACAGTGAGGTCAGCAGCATGGCGGCGATCAAAGTGGCAGCGCGGGCAGCCGTACCAAGCCGGATCGGCGCCGAACTGTTCCACCAGTGCGTTAGGGTATTGGCCGTGCTCGGCACACTGGCCGGCGCGGGTTTCGATTGTGTAGCGTGGTCGTATGGTCATTGGGCGCTCCCCGCGATCCGGTAATTGCCGTTGTCGTCCAGCTCGAGGCCGTCTGTGTGGTCGATCTTGTCGAGGTCGGTGTGGCGAGACTGCGGTGCGACTGAAGTGCTGACCTCATCCTCCCAGCGCTTACCGTTCAGCCAGGTCGTTGGGTGTGGGATGTACTGGCCGCCACTTTTGAGCCAGTCCAGGCTGCTTGCCTGCCTGGCCAGTGCGCCGATGATCACCGTGAACAGTTCCGGGGTAACGTTGAGCTTTTTCCAGGCTGCTTGCGCCTTGGCCTTGTTCGCCTTGCGTGGATAGAGTTTCCAGAAAACTGCGAAGTCTTCCTGTGCGTCTTTGCACAAAGGTTTAGGTTCATTGACTGGTTCAAAAGAGTGACTGGTTCTGGGGGCAGCTGCCGCCCCACCCCCTGGGTTTTCTGCCGCCCCAGGTGGGTTTTCTGCCGCCCCACCCCCTAGGGCAGATGCCGCCCCACCATCCAGCGACAGATGGAAAACATTTGACTGGTTCAGCTCGCCCTTGCGACGGAACTCGCGACGAAGGAAACCCGCCTTCTCCAGCTCCCTGATATGGAGTTTCACGGTCGATCGACTGATCTCGCACTGGTCAGCGATGTGCTGATACGACGGCCAGCACTCGCCTTGGTCGCTCGCGTTGTCAGCCAGCTTGATCAGTACCAGCTTGCGTAGTGGATTGCCCACCTTGGTTTTCATGGCTTTGACCATCAAATCCATGCTCATTGAGGAGTCTCCCACGCGGCAAACTGGTCTTTGTCCGGCCGCAGCTCGGTCGACGCCATAAAACGCTGGAACAGCGCCTGTCGAATATCCTCAGGCTTCATACCAATGAGTCGCCTGACCAGCACGCGCAGCGCCATATCGGCGAACGCGACCTCGTACCGAGCATCCGCCAAGCTGTCTTCCTCTGCGTCCTCATCGAAAAGAATGTCCTTGGCTAAGTCGGTGCCACACCAAGCCTTGTAAGCGAGTTCGTCGTTGGTGTAGCGCTCCATATGAGCCTCGTCGATGACGGTGGCCGTGG